TACCTTCCACAAAAGATACTTCTTTGACTTCTTCTATGAGTGAATCAATGATCGTTTCAATTTTGTCTTCTAGTGTTTCGTGTGCTGCTAATTCTTCAAGAACATTTTTATACTCAGCCATTACGCACCCCCTTCTATTTCTTCAATAAACTCTGGCTCTGTGTCCCACAACTCATCAATGCGATCATGGTCAATCACAGCTTTTTTGAGCGTTATGTTTCTGCCATAACCATCAATGACATCATTGCCTTTCTCATTTAAAGTTTTAATGATTCCAGAATCTAGGAATGTAGAAACAAACCATCTTCCTGCTGATCCTTCCAGCTTTAAGAACAAGCCAGTGTTATAGTTGTCCAACGCGTTTTCATAAACATTCTTTTCTTCAGTCATTATGCACTCCCTAATGCTTCTAATAATTTTTTCTTTGCAATCTTTTCGTCATTCAAGAAAAAGTAACATCGGTATGTGCCACCTTCGTTACGATAAGTATTGCCTCTCATAATTTTTAAAGTAATGTCGCCAATGCTGACACTTTTGGTAATGGACTTTTCCCAACCAGCTAAATATCTTTTTTTCTCGTAGACTCTTCTTCCATCGCCCCAAGTATCGTGAGTCTCTATAACATGCTCATCCCAGCCTTCTGCAACTTCAGTCTCCATGTCTTTGAGAATCTTGCCACCATCTGCAACATTGAGTAATGGTTTGCCGTGAACTGTATCAATCAATCCCTTTAAGAACTCGATGTGGGATTTTGCGCCTTCAATCTCTCTGTTTCTATCGTCAATCCATTTCTTGTTGGCTTCCTCAATAATCTCTTCTACTGTTTTTTCATCGTATTTGTAATCTTCAAAGGAATAGCCATGAAGATATTTGTAGCTGTTTATGACATTTTCGATCTCGTCAACTGGAATATACTCAATCTTATAATTGCTTTTGTATGAGTAATAACTTGAGGGACTTGCTGGTATTCCTTCTATTCTTTTGTCGTCACCATTAACGCGGAACCTACAGCTTACACCTTCGACACGAGTAAAGTTTGCAAGCTCGTTCTTAGTCTCAGCAATAAACTCTTTAAGTTTGCCAATAAACTTTTCGGTAAATGTCTTGTCGATCTCAAGTGGCGTGTGATCTGCTCCTTCACAAATGTTGTCAAAGTAGCCCCAATAAGTAGTGTATCCATGTTTGGCAACCAAGGTTTCGTTGGTGCTAACTGCGTGAATCGCGCCACAAGCTGGGCAGTGTCCTCTGTGAGTGTGTGTGTCTCTAGCCATTTTTGATTCCTTTGTTATTTAATTTAATATTTATCATATTTATAATATACACTTTTTTATAAAGAAGTACAACTATTTATACAACTATTATTCATCAAACTCAGCTTCCAGTCTTGCGACTTCATCAATATAGGCTTTAGCCTTTTTTTCTGTGTTGGTGATTTTAATTTGTGCTTCACTATCAATAAGCATTTTCCATTTTTTAATTCTTAACGCTGTTGCAATTCTTTTTATTTGTTTCTCTGTTAGCCCTTTAGGGTTTTTTGTTGATAGCAACAAGCTCTGATACTGTTGTTGACCAGTGGTGGGAAAAGCGAGTTTAGGTATCAGCTCTGCGACTCTCGCCAGATGTCTGGTGCTGTGTATATATGGATGCAGACGAATCATCTTTTGAACCATTTTGGCATTGATAATATAAACTGGGGCTGGGGTAGGTCTTAACGCTTTGTCCATCTTTTGGTTTACTTCTTCTGCGTCTTGACTCATTTCTGGCAGGACATCTTTGCTCTTGTACTTCGAATATCTGCCTGCTTTTTGCATCTTTTGTTTCTCATCCATTGCAATAATGACATCATTATCTTGATTTAAAGTTGTGGGCTCTGGAATCTCCGCGCTAACTCTTTTGCCAAACGCTGATGTATCGAACACTACTTTCTTATTCATTTGGCGCTCCTGTAATTTTGTAGTCTTTGCTGATAACGCCCACATCTTTGCTGCCTCTAAAGTGGGCTTTTCTAAATACTGGTTTACCTTTGTTCTTGCCCCTGCCAATTTTCATTATGTGTTTGCGAACACTGTGGAAGGCAGTTCCGCTAGATCGTTTTCCGCCATTACTAGGTCCTTCAGTGTCGTCATACATGTCCAACACCAGTGTTTTGTGTTCGTAGATTGGCAGTTGCCTCATCTCGCTTTTGGTAAATCGTTTAAGACTGCGATGACCGATTGTAGTATTGGGTCTGCCCTTGACATCTTTGTGCCTTGAAATTTGTGGGTACTGCAAATGAATATTAAGCTCTGCATACATGGCAATCATCTGATTAGCCCAGCTCCACATTTTGTTAGTGTCTACAAATTTTAAGTGTTCTGAAATTAATGCCTTCACACCAAACCCCGCGCCAGATACTTTTGATCCTTCCTTCACAAATTCTTCTGTTGGTTTTAGTGCGTTTGAAAAGTCTGTGTCTTTATCTCTGATAATGCTCCAAATATTCATGTCGTGTGACCAAATTTGCCATTTCTTATGATAAGTAAATCGAGTTGCCGCGATGCCATCATCTAACTCTCCATCGGGATCTTCTTGTGTGTCAATAACAAGAAGATGGTCTACAATTTCTGATTCTCTTGCGCCTTCAATTTGAACCAAGAAGCAATCATAGGGTGCGTACAACTTTATGTCTTCTATGATTTTCACTGATTCATCTACTGAGAGTTGGTTGGCATCATCTCTTTTGTCTATGTAAAACTTTGAAGCCTTTTGTAAATATGCGCTGTAATATTTAAAATATGCAGAGAGCTCTTTGGGTGGAATGTCAGCATATTCTGCTTTAAAGTGCATTGGGAATTGTACTTTTCCAGCAATGTCTGGATCTTGATACAGGTAAATCAGTTTTTGTAGTGCTTCGTTATTCATGTTTCTAATTCATAGCTTTGAGTTTTTCCAACAATGGCTTGTAGAACTTTAGGCTCTCTTTCACACTGTCAATGTGTTCATGTTTAGTACGGCTATTTTTTCTGATTGAACCATCTTTATTTTTGGTCACTGCGTTTTCTATGTTGTTTATAAAATAGATGCCATTTCTGACATAACTCTCAACATGATCTATTAGGTATTCCATTTCTGCTTTATTTAGTTTCATTTTTTACTCCCGATTATTGGTTTTTTAATTAAATTTGTCATATTCGTAATCTAACATCCTTTATATATATTTGCAAATTTTTATAAATATTAATATGTTCCATGTGGAACATTATTTCCACCCGAACCTTTTAAGACTTTCATAAGCCACCTTCCAATCTGGTGCCCAATTGTCTTTGTTTGTTTTTGGTGTCATCTTCGCCACTCTTCTGAGTGGGTCAACGCGATAAAAACTAACGCTGGTCCAATTCTTTGGTTTACCATTCATCACAATCTTTATTCCGTTTTTCTTACACAAGCGCCTAACGCGGTTGTAATACAATTTTTTCAATCGAGCTTTCTCACTCACACCTGTTGGTCTTGGCTTGGGCTCTGCTGGAACAAAGTCGTCAGTGTAAATCACTGGCACCAATTCTTTGATGTGCTTGAGTCGGTGAACATGATCGTTGGGAGATTCCCACTTCTTGCTGTGGTTATCAATGATAAGATCTTTCTCGTAATCGTAAACCATCATGTGACCGCTAATTCTGACAAAGTAGTATCTGCTTTTGTAATCGACTGCTGGGGTTGCCATCCACTTCTCATAGAATGCTTTGTAGCGAGAAGAGCCACTAGAAGATGCAAAGTAGCCATCATTCTTATGCTTTCTCCAAAGGCTGTCTTCTTTGATCCACCAATCACCAGAGCTCATTTTGTCTTCCATGTAATCTTTGGTGTTGTGCAACGCTGTGACCACCTTGTTGATGTTGCGAATGTTGTAAACGCCATCGTAGCCATGAACATTAATAATGTTTGTACTTCTTATTGAGGAAGCCCTGCCATTGACCGCATATCTATTCTTCAAGTCAATGCCATACTTGTCGGCAACCAAGTGTGTCTCTGTGGTCTTAACGCCTTTGACCAATCCGCGTCTGGGAAGCGTGTCGTTGAACACTTTGTAAACCTCATCATAGTCTCGACCAGTCACTACAGCAGTAGCATAAGGCACACACCAGTTGTGATTTTCTCTTTCTGAGGCTCTGGGTATGTATTTATCTTTAATCATATTTGTTATCCTACATAGGAAGTATAACATTTTTTATACAAATGTGTATGTTTTTTATAAAATAAAATAAATAGTTGTAAATTAGTGTCTGTTGATTTAGAATCTTTTTAATGGAAAATAAAGACGACATCATTAATGGCAAGAGAGTTTATGAATGGCTGCAAACTTTCAGTCAAGACTTTGATGAGCTCGATACGCTTAATGATTATTACTTAGAGAACAAAGACTCCATCGCTAAACTGAAAGCAATGAGTCCAACTTATTACCATAAACTCATTGACCACTTTAAAGCTGTAAAGAAAAAGATCGTTTCTGGATCTGATTATTTTATTGATGTCAAAGTCGTCTGGACACAAACCATTAATGCTACCTCTAAAGAAAAAGCAATAGAGAAGGTTCGTAAAAACTTCAAAGAGATTCACAGCATTGATTTAGAAGACAGCGACATTCATATCGTTGGAGAAAAAGAATAATGGATAAATACTTCAATACACTTAATCTTGTTTTTAAAATGCACTACAGGAATCTCGCATCAGACGCATTAAAAGAAAGAATGTATCTGGCACTCGACACCAAACACGATGTCGGTGGCGAAGCGGATCACATTATAGGCATCTGGAAGGAAACCATTAGAGACACTGATTTTAATATTAGGGCACAAAATATATTTGATCGGTTGTAGACTACCTAAAGATTAGCTCGACTTGGCATTCTTTGGTACTGGGCGAGAATGAATCTTGAGATCACCATTTTCTAAAACGATCTTAACTTTTAGTTTTTGATCTTCCTTCAGCTTTGGCATTTGTTCATTAATATGTATTTTCATAGCCATTAAGAATTTTTCTTTTTGTTCTTTGTTCATTGTTTAGTCTCCCTTAAAATATTATTTCTTTTTGTTTATTGTTTTCACCTTTGTTAAAAATTTTGTCATCAACAAAATCAAACTTTTTCAACAAGTGTGTTTGCGTATCCAAAGGAACGCCAACTGGATATGTTTGGAAAAAGGCTAGTTTGCCATAATCAAAATCTTCAACCCAGTCGGTATCATTCATTCTTTCAGTCCACAGATCATTAAGCTCTGCACCATCCAACAACCAGTTGTAAACTTCCGCCTCTCTTTCGCTCAAAAGTCTTTTCTCACATTCAAGACTGTATGGTCTGTTGTCTAAGTACAGGAATATTTCAGTTTCATCGCTCACTGCTCACCTCCCAAGTCATCTTCGCAATGGCTTTAGCAAGTTCTTCGATTCCCATTTCATCTGGGATGTTGCTTTGCACTTCGACTTGCTCAATAAACTTCACCACAACATGGTTCAGTTCTTTTCTGGTTATCATCTTCTTGGCTTTGCTGTTGTGATACTTCCGACCAAGGTTCAGTCTTTGCTCATCGTTCAGTTCGATTGATATATTTGTTTTCATCACCTACTCCTTTATTTGTTTATAACTTATTATACATTTTTATACAGATGTCTGCAAAGCCTTATGTAGTAGGCGTTTCAGAGCTTACTGTTTTCAAAAAAATGACAAAAGTGCATAGAATCACTCACTTTTTGGTGTATTTTGTATACAAATGAGCACTCTTTTTAGAATCATTCTAATAAAAGCCCAGTAAAAATAGGCTTCTCAGGAATGTGCGCATCGCGATTCTTCGTGTTTTTGGCTTTTTGGCAAATATTATTAGAGCTGGTAAGATGGCTTTATATGAACAATCCCAAGCATGGCGTTACTGGTAACTTTTCCATAGAGGAAGATGAGATTAAATCGTTTATGGACCTTACCAAGCGAGTCAAACCAATCAAGGGACAGGTGTTTAAAGGCTCAAAGATGGTTGTGGACAACCAATATCGTGATGTCGATGTCTACCACATAGAGTCTGAGGAAGAATCCTTGTATGCTATTTTACAAAAGGTTGCACGAACAGTTAATGGTTACTTCAATTATGAGATCAACGGGATTGAGAAAGCTCAAGTGATGAAGTACACAGCTCCTTCCAATGGTTATGGTTGGCATATTGATATAGGAGCTGGTGGTATCGCGGCACAACGCAAGATAGCAGTATCAATATTATTAAACGATGACTACGAAGGCGGTGAAATGGTTTTTAGGACAGCAGAAGAGTCAGAGAAGGTAAAGCCCAAGGTTGGTGAGGTGGTCGCTTTTAGCTCATTCATCTCACATTGCATCAGACCTATAACCAAAGGAGATCGTTATGTGGTTGTTGCGTGGTTTACTGGACCACATTTCAAATAGCTCAACTGGTCAATGCTTTTATGGTAAATTGTGTCTATGGCAGAAACACGACAAGAGAGACAGGAACGCATAGCTTTATCTAACGCAGAGCGTAAAGCAAGAGAACAAGAAATTATAAAAGGCTTGCCGACTCTTGGCTGGATGGCTGGTCTAGGCTTGCCGGGGGCTGGTATAACCGACACCTTGGGTCTTTATCCAGCAGATACCTCTGGCAGTGGAGAGATGTTGCCCAGCTTTGGTCAAAACATTGCAGATAAAAATTACTTGGATGCACTCTATCAAGGCATGGGTTTATTCGGTGACGCTGCCTACGCGTCTATCCCAGTCACAGGACCCATGGGTGTTCTCGCTGGAACCACTTTAAAGGGCGCAAGTATTGCTGGGAAGGCTAGTCGTGTAAGCAAAGCTCAAAAACTTATTAACCAAGGTAAGGCTAGTGCTGGAACCGAAGGCGCAACCAAGAAAATGGTTGCTGAAACAAAGATTCCAGAAGGCAAGGTGGTTGATGTTAGAAAAAATTTAAACAGTAGCTTTGATGATCCAGAGATTGGAAACTTTAAAGCACAAACAATACATGATGTTAAAACGCTCAAAGACGGCTCTGTGAGTGGTTCTGAGTCTTCGATTGGCTCTGGTAAAGCCATAAGTTATGATCCAGCAGTTACTTTAAAGTCGAATGGCACTCCTATTGAGCTCAAAGTAAACCAAGTGGCTAGGGATCAGATTGCCAGTAAGACCAAACCTAAGTTTCCAATGGCTGCGGTTCGTGGCATCCACGATGATATTGATATATTTGAGCCCGATTTGGTCTTGGGCTTCAATCCTATGCGTCACAATGTCTTCGTTGATGAATCTGGCTATGGCGTTAAGAGCATTAAAAATGGTAAAGCCACCATAGTTGATAACGATGTGATGGTTAAACTGGACAATCCAGATGCTTTTCGTGTCGTTGAGGATGTTAATGGTGAACAAATTAAGCTCTATGACGATATTGAATACTATAGTGTCGATGATTTACCAGCAACCAACAACCCCAGTGAAGCCAAAGGCATCGCATCGCTACCAGAAAGCGAGGACTATATCACCGCTTATCATGGCAGTGCTGGGGATTTTGACGAGTTTGATATTAGAAAGATCGGCTCTGGCGAAGGTCTGCAAGCCTATGGTCGTGGTTTGTATTTTGCAGAAGAACCACTGGTGGGGAAAATGTATAGGGATGAATTGGGAACAATCATCAAATACGATGGCAAGACGATTTGGAGAGGACCACAACAGGTCGGCACAACAGGCGATCAGGTGCTCGATTCAGCAATTAGAAGACAATACCGAATAACAAAAGAAAAAGATCCAAATAAATGGGTAAAAGATTTAGAAGAACAAATAGAAACGAGCACACATTGGCAGCTTGATCCAACAGGAGAGCTCCTTGCGGAAGAAACAGAAAAGTTAAAACTGCTTAAACCAATAGCAAATAAAATTGAAATAAAAGACACAGGAAAGGTGTATGAAACCAAACTGAAAGTAACGCCAGATGAGTTGCTGGATCTGGATAAACCGCTTAACAAGCAAAGCAACGTTGTGCAGAAAAAGATTGATGAATTGTTGAAAAAACCATTGTCTGAGTTTGAGTTGATGTGGGGTGATATAGATGCTGGGCGTTCTGCATCTGAAACACTGGAAAGCAATTATTTAGAGCTGGTCAGAGAGGAGTTTCCAGAGGAGCTGTCCAGTGCTATCTCCAGAGGGTATCATGGTGACGAATTAAGAACCATGTTAGAAGAGTTGCTTGGGCGCAAGGGCGCGTCTGAAGCTCTGGAATCCGTTGGCATTAAAGGCAATAAGTACAAAGATGAATTTAGTCGCGGCAAGGAAGGTGGCACCAGTAACTTCGTCATCTTCGATGATAGGGTGATTGATATTTCCAAGAAGTATGGCATTACGATTCCAATGGCTGGTGCGATGTTGATGGCAGAAGATTACAAAAACACAGTGGAAGCAGAAGAATTTAACCAAGGTGGTGAAGTGGAAAACGATGTCAGCGCTTACCTACGCTTCTATCAATACGCAAAAGATGCTGGGTTGCAGTTTCCAGAAGCAGTAGCAGCTCAAGCGAGTTTGGAATCTGGTCATGGCAAGTCGGATCTAGCTATTTATCAAAACAATGTTCTGGGTATCAAGCCAGATGATAGTAGCCAAGCATCGGAGAGCTATGATACTCTTGAGTACATTAATGGAGAACCAGTAGTGATAAACGATCTCTTTAGAACTTTTGACTCACAGGAAGATTCTTTCGCTGGGTATAAAGATAAAATCGACAAACCAAGATACGAGGATGCTAAAAGCTCTGGGACTCCAGAAGATTACTTAATGGCAATTGATGAAGCTGGTTATGCCACTGATCCTGATTATGCAGAAAAAGTAATCGGCATTATGAATAGATACAACTCTTACTTGGAAAATTAATATGGTTGATTCGCGCCAGAAAGGAGCGTCATACGAAAGATCTATCGTCAAAGCATTAAATGCTTTTGCAGAAGAGAACGCTCTGGAGTTTACTTGCCGAAGGAATCTTAATCAATATCAACAGTCTGGACAATGCGACATCCCGATTCCATTCCATGCAATAGAGTGTAAACATTATCAATCTGGGAATTGGTTTAAACCAGCTTGGTGGAAGCAGGTGTGCGAATCGGCAGAAGAAAAAATACCAGCGCTGATTTTCAAATTCAATAGAGTCCCTACCAGAGTGTGTATTCCATTACACGCGATCAACACGCACTGGGAAAAAGACAACCAGAAGATAGCGGTGCTTCCGTTGGATGAATGGTTGCATGTGTTGAAAACCAATTGGAGCCACTACGAGGCAGAGCAGATAAAGAATGTTTGAGTTTGCAATTCTTTGTGCTGTGCTATTAACAATCCTTGGAATACTTATAACTTATTAAATTTTTTTTAAAATTTTTTTTGAGTTTTTTTGGGGACATTCTGTACCAAACTCAGCTATAACTACAACTGACCGCGCCATTTTATATAGGGGGTGGTGGGGGTCGATTTAATCGGACTTTCCAGCAAAACCAGCAATCGTATAGGGTTCCTGCTTGGGTCTGTTATCCTTGTGTGCATAAGGCTACAAATAGTTGCACATAAGTACACATGGGAAATGTCCAATAAATCCTTATATATCAATGACTTACGAGATTTCAGAGACTTTTTCTGGATTTTTAAGAAATAAATGAAAGAATGCGCCAAGACTTAGTTCCCAGCTTCACATATCCTTGGCACTGTAAGTCGTATCAACTCCCATTAATTTGTTCAGCCTTTCTTTTATATCTTCCTTGCTCATTGTCTCAAGATTAGCGTTGATGTTTAAGCTCTGGGTTCTATTAACTGATAGCCCAGCCAGTTGATTGAGCTCCTTGATTGCTGACACCGCAGCGTTGAGCTGTCCTGTTTCGTATGCAGTCTCAGTGATCTTCCACAGCATCGTGCCAGTTTTCTGTGGCGTGATGGCGTACTTCTCAGCTAACTCATCCTGTTTTATTCTTATCGCCTTCGTCACCTTGGGAAAGGTTTTGCCATTCAGCATCTTGTTGGCTGCTACTGCTGGGAATTGATAGCCAGCTTTTCTAGCTGCTTCGGTTTGACCACAAGCTCCTTCAGTATAAAACCACACGAATGCTGTCTGCATCTCGGACAAGCCGAGCTCTTCATCCTTCTCAAAAGTAACTGGCGGTTTGACCAGCTCGTTCTTTGCTTTTTTAGGTCTACCTGTTTTCATCTTTAGGATACATTCTATCAAAAAGCTCTAGCGCTTGTTCCGATGTGTATATCTCCATGTTATATCTGAATCTCTCATCGTTGTTCATCATTCGCCATTTGTTGTAGTTCTCACCCCAACTCATTTTGTTATTATATTCAAACTTTTCCACTCTCTCTCCATATTAAATTAAACCATCAGTGTATAGTGCACAGTGTATAGCCCACTAACATATAGGGTGTTTATAGGTCGCATAAACCGCCTTAAATAGGGCTAATACGCTGTATACTATATATTATTATTATTATTATAAAAGTATATACCTAACACTACCTAATAGCTTAAACCATTATAAACACTGACTTTCACTACAGGGTGGCATTTTTACTACTATACACTACTGCCAACCTGTCATCAGTGTATAGTCCTATTCTTAAATACATCCGACAGCCAAAAAAAACGCTCATTCATATAGTCCTCAAAAGACTGGGTGCTTTTATTGTTTTTGTTATTTACTATCAGCTCACACTCATACATCCAGTCACAAAATTCCATAAACTCTGTGTACTTCTCAGCCATTTCATATCTTGTCATATTGTCTTTATCATCTTCCATCAATTCAGCTTCTCTTTTTTGTCTCTTGGATAATAGACTACCACAAGTGACCCACAATCTGAGCAAGTTAGAGTTGATTCTATTAGGAAATGTCTACCGAGATCATCGTCATCTTCGATGTCCGAGTCTCCGCCCCATGTCAAATCATTGTTGCAATGGTAGCACTTCATTCAAATAACCCCACTTGCACATTCTTCTGCACAGCCTCCAATCTGGCACAAGCAATATCAAAATACTCTCGTTCCATTTCAATTCCTATAAACCCAAAGCCTTCCAATAATGCACCTTTTCCTGTACTGCCACTGCCCATAAAAGGGTCTAAGACCACCCCACCTTTCGGTGTGACAAGGCGACACAGATACTGCATTAATTTTGTTGGCTTGACTGTTGGATGATTGTTGCCATCCTCTCTATCTTGCTTACTCGCTTTCGCACAGTAGAAGTAACGAGATGCTGTGCCTTCGTCACCCAAACCACCTAGATTTTGACTTTTATGACCTTGTTTATATTCACCATATATTTCACCTGTTGCTGATTTTTGCGAAGAAATACCGCTACCACCACTACTCTTGCCAGTCTGTGGAAATATCTCCAACACTTCTTCAGAACCATCGTGCATGACATTGGCTGGGAATCTTCCTTGTTCATCACCAACCCGACACCCATCTATGTTAATCCCACCTGTACCATGTTCTAGGACATTGTTAGCCACAGTTCCTTTAAATGGTTTCCTCGCCATGACAATCGGCTCATGGGCTGGCTTGAGTGCTGTACCCCAACCACTCCATTCTTTTGCTTCGGGTGTTACAGCATCATCACTAAACTTATCAAAGGTAGTGTGCGTTCTGGTTTGAGCTCCATGGTCAACATTTGATTTTGTATAACCCATTCCTTCTATTTTCCCAACAACCTTTCTCTTAACGCCAGCAGACTTATCTAAAGATTTCCCTATATTATGTGACTTAGGAAAGCCACTGCCATAAAGCCACATCAACTGATCTCGTATATCAAAGCCAGCATCTTCAATCGGGATTACTCCCCTGTGATAAGTGCGTGAGCCAAAGAATGATAGAAGATGTCCACCTTGCTTGATGGATTGATAAACCTTTTCCCATAACTCTTGTGTTGGCACATCGTAATCCCACTGTTTACCCATGAATGACAAACCATAAGGGGGGTCAGTAACACAGCTATCCACAGCATCTACGATGTCCAGAATTTCATTACTATCACCACAATACAGCGTGGCGTTGCCAATTGTTTCTTCAATCATCAGTAATCCTTCCTGAAATTACCATTAAGGCTGGAATCACCTGACTTGGTGTAGTCCAGATCATAGACCTTCTTGCCATTAGTCCTTCGTGGTTCAACGCCTCTTTCAGCTAACACTCTAGCCGCGTCTTTAAAATCGGGCATCCTTGGATTGGCAATCCCCAGATCCCTCAGTAGGCTGGTCATCTGCACTGGCTCGGTGTACTTTCCATTAAAGTCCACATATTGAAGGATCAGGTCTTCCACACTGCTCTGGGTTCTGTAGCCCTCATTACTATCCTGCAAGAGCTCTCGCTCATCTGGGCTCAAGAACCAATTTTTCTGCCCTTGCACATACAATGTCTCTTTCACTTCTGCCCACAGTTGTTGCATGTTGATCCCATGATTATAATTGATCTCATTGACTGAAATACACCAGAATCTTCGATTGCCAGAGCTATCAGTTAGAAACTCCCTAGCGTTGACACTGGCAAAGAAAGCAGTGCGCCTCTGGTAAGTCGTAAAGGCTCGGTCATAGGGTAACCTCAACTCATCAGTCTTAGCTGTTACAAACGCCTTCAGTTGGTCTATATCGCTCTTTTTGAAGGTGCTCTCAATCTCTCCGAGCTCCACAATCCAATGGGATACAGCTCTCTTAACAGAGTCCTTATCACTTGGATTCAGAGTGGCACCCTCTAGGAGCCAACCATTGTTATAATTGCACAGTCGCTTAAACCATAGCGTCTTACCGAGTCCTTGGGCACCTTGGAAAACCAAGATGCCTTCGAGCTCGACCCCATTGGGCTCATAGACTGCTGCCACACACGAAATTAACCATTTCTTGAGCAACATATCTTTCAGCGCGGTGGGGGAGCTTGGGACAATCGTATTAAGAAAGTCTGGTAATCTCGGTGAACCATCCCAAGGTTTGCTATCAATCCATTCAGCCACTGGGTTGTATTCATCAGCTAACACCTTCAGATAATCTCTAACTCTGGTATAAGGTACTCCCATCTTGATACAGCGATCCTCGACT